AACGGAACTATGGTACAGGTAGCAGTAACAGATTTAGCTGCTTACTTTGACGATGAAATAACTGCAATGCCTAACTTAACATCTGTAGGAACTCTTACAACTCTTACAGTAGATAATGTTATAATTAATGGCACTACAATAGGTCATACAGATGATACTGACCTTATAACTGTGGCAGATGGTATTGTTACAGTAGCAGGTGAAATATCTGTAACTACATTAGATATTGGTGGCACTAACGTAACATCTACTGCAGCAGAGTTGAATATACTTGATGGTGTAACTTCCACTGCTACAGAACTAAATGTTATGGATGGTGATACTTCAGCAACATCAACTACAGTAGCAGACGCAGACAGAGTTGTACTTAATGATGGTGGTACAATGAAACAAGTTGCAGTCACAGACTTATCTGCATACTTTGATGATGAAATAACTGCAATGCCAAATCTTGTAACTGTTAGCACATTAGATAGTGGTGCTATCTCAAGTGGTTTTGGAAACATAGATATAGGTTCTAGTAACTTAACTGCAACAGGCACAATATCATTAGGTGCTACATCTTTTAATGACAATGCTATCACTAACGTAGGTGACATTGCACTTGATTCTATTAGTGCAGATGGAACAGATATTAATGTAGCAGTATCGGATAACTCTGCAACTGCTTTTACTATTAAACAAGGTTCAGATAATTACTTAGTTATAGATACTGCAAACAGTAGTGAATCAGTAGCAATAGGAACAGGTATATCAGGAACTGCTATATCAATAGGACATAGCACATCTGAAACTACTGTTAATGACAATCTTACAATTACAGGTAATTTAACTGTAAGTGGTACAACAACTACTGTAAATACAACTAACACAACTGTTTCAGATAATTTACTAGAGTTAAATAGTGGAGCAGGTTCTAATTCAAATGATGTAGGTATAATAATACAAAGGGGTTCTACAGGTAACGATGCTTTATTTATGTGGGATGAATCTGAAGATAAGTTTGCTTTAGGTACAACTACAGATAACGCAAGTAGCACAGGCAACCTCAACATGACAACAGGTACGCTTGTTGCTAACATTGAAGGTAATGTTACAGGTAACGTGACAGGTAACGTGAGTGGTACTGCTGCTACAGTTACAGGTTCTGCTCAGTCAAATATAACATCACTTGGCACACTAACTACATTAACAGTTGATAATGTTATAGTAAATGGCACTACAATAGGTCACACAGATGACACAGACTTAATAACATTAGCAGATGGTATAGCAACAGTTGCAGGAGAGATATCTGTAACTACACTTGATATAGGTGGCACAAATGTTACATCCACTGCAACAGAATTAAACATCATGGATGGTGGTACTGCTGCCTCTTCTACAACATTAGTAGATGCAGATAGAGTTGTTACAAATGACAATGGTACAATGAAACAGGTAGCATTGACAGATGTTAAAACATACTTAACTAGTGCAGGTTTTAGTACAGATGACCCAACTGCATTAGCGATTGC